CAAATGCTGGAGGACTTGGAATTAGTGGTGGAAGTGGAGAAAATAGAATGTTTCTTCCAACTACTGCTCAAGCTCATGTTGGAATAGGAACAACTGATTTTCCAACTGGTATGGCATCGTCCTCCTACGCGCAACTTAAAGTTGGAGGTTCATTATTCTCAGTTAGTGGCGAAGGTAATGGAAGCGCTGCATTTTTAACAAATAATGCATATGTTGGTTCAGGAAATAATATGTATCTTGATGCAGGTGGTGCAGCCTCTGCTATTCAACAAACTCAAGGTAAAGTAACCTTTATGACTTTTGACGGTAGTGGAGGGTCAGCAGACTCTCAATGGAGTATGACTAATAGAATGACGGTTAATGGTAGTGGACAGGTTTGTTTCGGTACAGCCACAGCATTAGATAGCTCAAATGCAACCTGTGGATTTACTCCAAATTCAAATACGGGTGCAGAACTGATTGTTGGAAGACCGAGTAGTTTTACAGCTACAGGAAATACACTACTACACTATCATAATGGTTCTTATATTGGAGGCATAAATACTAGCACTACACAAACATCTTTTTTAGATGGAACCTCTGATTTAACTCTGAAAGAAAATATACAAACTTGGAATGAAAATGTATTAGATAGTTTTAAAACTCTACAACCAAAAACTTTTAATTTTATTGCTGATGAAGATAATAACACTAAAAAAGGTTTTATAGCACAAAATGAAGTTGATAAGTTTCCAGAAGCATATCCTTTAACTGCTGATAATAAATACGGTTTTAATCCAAGTGGTATGGTTATTTACTTAATGAAAGCAATACAAGAACAACAAGTCATAATAGACGACTTAAAGTCAAGAATAGAAACATTAGAGGGATAATATGGCATTAACAAAAGTAACACAACAGGTATCAAGTACTCCAGGAATTTCAGATAGTTCTGATGCTACGGCTATTACTATAACAAGTGGTGAAAATATTGGTATTGGAACTACAAGTCCAGATGAAAAATTAGATGTCGCTGGTAACGTAGTAGTAAATAATGGTGGTTTTTATAAATTTGGTGATGGCACAGTAAGAATTTATGGAGAAACTTCAAGTGATATTATGTCATTTGTTACTAATGACTCAGAAAGAATGAGAATTGATTCTTCTGGAAATGTTGGTATTGGAACGACCTCTGCAGCAAATAAATTAGATGTAAATGGTGCTATAAGATTAATGGCAACTGGTACAGATAATGACTCGCATATTTTATACTTCAATAATAGCGCTTGCGCGATAGCAAGAGATGCTAATGATTTAGAACTTCATGCTTACAATGCAATGGTCTTTGGAGTTTCTAACACCGCATACCCATCATCTACAGAAAGAATGAGAATTGATTCTTCTGGAAATGTTACGAAAGCAAATAACTGCACTTTCTCAGCAACTGCTACAGCACAAACAAATTTATCAACAGGAACTCCAGTAACGCATGATATAGGCTTTGGAACGGAAAATTGGGATATAGGAAGTAATTTTAATACCTCAACAGGAATCTTTACTGCTCCAGTTACAGGTAAATACTTTTTAAATGCTAATGTAAGACTCAATCAGGTTGATACTGCAATTTATTATTTTAGAATAATAATCGCAACTTCTAATAGGACTTTTGCAACAATAGTACCTGCTAGTGCTACATACAATTCAGACCCAGATTTTCTTAACAATCAAGCAGTATTCATAGCTGATATGGATGCTAATGATACAGCAAAAGTACAGTATCAAGCTCACGGGGGAGCTGCACAAGTGGACGTTTCTAGTTCAACTTTCGAATCATATTTTCAAGGATATTTATTAGGATGAGGTAAAATAAATTATGGCAAATTTAACAATAACAATAGAAATAGACGATACTGACCAACTCGTTTTAAAAAACGATTTAACAGATATCAATAATTGGGCACAAGAAGCAATAACAGGAAAAATAAACAACTCTTGGAAGCGTATGCAGTCTGAGTGGACTCAAAAACTTATGAATGATGAGTCTTTTACTGATTCTATTCCAAGTAACAAAGCTGACTTTGTAACTTTAGTAACAAGTAGAGAAGACTATAAAAATAGAGAGCAAAGAGAAGTAGAGGAATAACATGACAACAAAAGTAAAATCAGAATTTTTAGATTCAGCAATAATATCGGACCATAGTCAAGTATCGGCTGCAAGCGGAGACTATGTACTTATACATGATTCTTCTGATAATACTTTGAAGAAATGTTTAATTTCAACTATTGCAGGAGGTTTAGCCTTAGATGATATTGGAACTGGTGACGCCTCTTCGACATTAACAACATCATCAGGTGATATAATACTTGATTCTCCTGATAGTATAGTTTTAGATGCTGATGGAGATGGAAGTATAAGTTTAAAAGACGGAGGGACACGATACGCTCTTATAGAAAAAAGTAGTGATAGTATGATTATTCGAAGTGACCTTGCAGATGGAGATATAATTTTTCAAGGAAAAGATAATACTACACTTATTACTGCTCTTACACTTGATATGTCTAATTCAGGTGATGCTGTATTTCGCAGACAAATAACTTGTAGAGAGGCTATTTATATTAATACCGCAGACAATAGTGCAACAACTGGATATTTATACGATAGCTCAGGGGATTTTGTAATAAGAAGTTTTACTCAAGATAAAGATATACTTTTTAAAGGTAATGATGGCGGTTCCGTTATAACTCCTTTTAGACTTGATATGTCCACAGGCGGTAGAGCTCTATTTGCAGCAGACTTACTTGCTTTGGAGACAGCAGGACAATATCTACAAGTAGCAGGAAGTAGTAGTAATTATTGGGCAATTGGTTCAACAGGAGGCAATGCTTCTCCTGGCACAGCCTCAACTACTTTAGGTTTTCATCATTACGACGGCTCTTCCTGGGACGAAGAGTTATCGTTAGATGCCTCAGGTAATCTTACAGCAGACGGAAACGTTACAGCTTACTCAGATGAAAGACTAAAAGATAATATTCAAACTTTAGAAAATGGTTTAGATAAAGTAAATCAATTAAGAGGAATTACCTATACAAGAAAAGAGAAAGAAAATATAGGTGTAGTAGCTCAAGAAGTAGAAAAGATTTTACCAGAAATAGTATTAACAGCAGATGATGAAATGGGTACTAAGTCTGTAGATTACAGCAGATTAACAGCAGTACTGATTGAAGCTGTAAAAGAATTATCTGCAAGAGTAAAAGAGTTGGAGAATAAATAATGCCTTTACCAACTGAAGGTGCTATATCTTTAAATGCTATACACGTTGAAGCAGGTGGTACTTCTGGTACTACTTGTTCTTTAAATGATTCTGATATTAGAGGTCTAACTCCTGGCGTTGGAAGAAGTATTAATAGTGCATTAGGAACTAATATAGGTTTTGGAAATTTTCGTGGTGCTTCAGGATTCTCAGCAGCAGCAGATGTTTCTTTAACCATGACTATTGGTGGAGCTTCTAGCACAAGCACTGTAGAATATGTAGGTACTACGAGAATTAGATATAGAGGTTATGATGCTTCTGGTTCTTATGATAGTAGTGTTACAAGCTTTGGAAGTTTATCTACTTCATCTTTTACTAACTATTTTGGCGGAAATACTATTAATGAAATATATAATTCTGGAACCTCTTACTCAAGTATTACAACTGGACCATATGGAAATGTTACATTACAACTTCGAGTAAATGCAGCAAATGTTGTTAATTCTGATTCATCATTTAAAAAAATGGTAATAGGTAGTACTACTTACAATAGGACAGATGCTACCTATTCAACTGCAGGCGGGTCAAGTCTATGGCAATGGTCTCCAGGTGGAAATGCTCCAGACAATAATACTAGTACTTTTACACCATTCGCTGGTTCTGGGTCAACAGTAACAATTACTTTTAAACAGGCTTAATATGACTCAAATTAAATTACAAAAACAATCTATAGAAAGTAGTCTTCCAGGAATTACTGCAGATGTAGATGAAAATAATATTTCTTTTAATAGATTAACTTTTTCTGTTAAACACCCTTCAACTGAAGAACTACATTATTGGGAATTGAATAAAAGTGATAGTGATAGTCTTTTAACTCAAAAAGAAGATGGACTATATACAGACGATGAAGATATAAATTATTTGACGGATAGTTGGACTGTTCAAGAATATGAAAACCGTTTACGTTTAGCATGGAGAGATGCAAAAAAAGAAGATGATATTCCAGCAGATTGGTGGGAAGATGTACAAATCATTCCTAAATATACAGCAATGTGGGACGATGTTTATGTTGATAAACAAAAAGTAAAAAAAGATTATAGTGTTGGTTGTGTGGGTACTCCTTTAAATGAACTCAATGAATTAATTGCTAAAGTTGAAAACAAATTCCCTAATGAACATAATTTAAAAAGCCATGAAAACAATATCATTGGTATGTACTTACCCAACCATTCAATAAGACCTCCATACAAATCAAATAATACAATTACTGTCTACCACTTATATTATGATAAAGATATTTTCAATCAACTTCTTAAAGACTACAAAGTACCTAATTACGATTACAGATATTGTTTTTGGTATGGCTTAAAATATGACTTAGACTCAGGGAAAAGATACTTTAAATTAGTAATTAGAAATAGCGATGTGGCTAGTAATTATCAAAAACATTCTAATTCTTTTATACCAAGACCACAACTACCAGTTTGTAATGAACCTTATTTTGCAAAAATATACTCTCCAGATGGCACAGAGGCTGATGAGTACGATGTGTTCTTTTCTACAACACCAAAAATCATGAAAGAGTACTGTGAGGAAAATAATCTTAAGTTTCCCATACCAGAAGATAAGGAAAATGATTATATCTGGACTTATGGCATAGTCTATGATAAAAATACTTTAGATGTTAAACAGATTAAAGGTTACATTAAGGTAGCTCAAGACCCCGAAACTTGGTTATAATGGATATAAAAAAAGCAGATAAAAAATTCTATAAAAAGATAGAAGAAGAAAAGAAACTTAGAAAGAAATTTAGAATAAAATTTCATAATTAAGGAGAGACACAATGAAAATAAAACAAGTATCAACACCACAAGAAGTAAGACTTTTTGATGGAGATTATATAGAAAATTTAGAGCCTACTGATGTAGTAGAAATATTTCAAACTCCGCTAACAGGTTCGTATAACTGGGATTACACAGTTCAAGATAATCGTATCAAAAAGCTTTATGAACTTGGAAAGAAACTCAACTGGAATGTTGAAGAAGATGTAGACTGGACTCCAGAGTTCAAAGACATACAAGATGACGAGTTTGAATTTGAAAACTCACAATGGGAAAGGCACCCTGTATATAAAACTTGGAATACAGAAAAAAGAAAAGATTTCTTTAGAGATTTAAACGCTTGGTCACTTAGTCAGTTTTTACATGGAGAACAAGGGGCTTTACTTGTTGCAAGTCAATTAGCTTCTTGTGCGCCTACATTTAATGCAAAACTCTACGCAGCAAGCCAAACTTTTGATGAAGCTAGACATGTAGAGGCTTTTAATAAATACTTACAAACTCGTATCAAAAAGACCTGGCCTATTGGTAGAGCTTTGAAAGGGTTACTAGATAAGATATTAACTGACCCTCGTTGGGATTTAAAATTTATTGGAATGCAAGTCGTAATTGAAGGACTAGCACTTGCAGCTTTTCAAACTTCAAAAGAATCTAGCTCTGATGAAGTCTACAAAAATATGATTGAACTCATTATTAGAGATGAAGCTCGTCATGTAACTTTTGGAATAAACTATCTTACAGACTTTGTAAAAACTTTATCAGAAGAAGAACAAATAGATAGAGCTAAGTTTGCTCTTGAAGCCTGTACTGTTAGTAGAAATAGACTAAGACCTTATGATGTATGGGAAACTTATGGAATGAATATAGAAGAAACTGAAGATTATCAGAAAAAAGAAATTTTTCAAGCTCAGTTTCAAGATATATTATTTAGTAGAATTATGCCAAATTTAAAAAGAATTGGTTTACTACGAGAAGAATTAGTGCCTGAGTATGAAAAAATGGGTGTCATGGGCTATGCTAATGGTGATAGTGATTATGAAACCAGTTGGGAAGAACTCTCAAAACCATTGAGAGTAGCATAAAAAAGGGGGCTTACGCCCCCTCTTCTTTTTCCTCAGATTCAGTTTCTGGTGGGTCAAGTTCTTCTTTTAACCGCTTAGTAAGTCCTTCTTTAGACATATTAAGTTGGTCTGTTTTCATTTGATGACCATTTAATTGTTTCTGAACATCATCAATACAACTTAGTAAATATTTTGCTGTATCTGATAAATCATCAATTATATATTTTTTCCCATCTAAAACCAAAACTGGCTCGTTATCTACTTGCGTTGTCATTTAAAAATGTCCTGCCAATTTCCTTGTGTACTACTTTTAGCATACTCTGTAGCACGGTTTTCAAAAAAGTTGGTATGCTCAACTGCATTAACTTGCATATCAATCCAAGGTAGTGGGTTTTCATTACTATGAAATATATTTTTCATTCCTAAACCAAGAAGCCTTCTATCCGCAATATAACGAATATACTCTTTTACTTCTTTGGGTGTTAAGTCTGGAATGTCTGCTTTTGCAAAACAAACATCAATAAACTTATCTTCTAGTTCTACTACTCTTTCAGCAGCACAATAGATTTCATACTTTAATTTATCTGTCCATATTTCTGGATTTTCTGCGATAAAAGTTCTAAAGAGTTTTGAAAGTCCTTCTACATGAAGCGACTCATCTCTAATAGACCATGTAACTATTTGTCCCATACCTTTCATCAAGTTATGTCTTGGATAATTTAATAGTATTGCAAAACTACTAAATAATTGTACTCCTTCTGTAAATCCACTATAGACTGCCATTGTCTTTGCAATCTCATGTGGATTTTTCATACTAAAGTCGGTTAGATACTCATGTTTTTCTGACATTGCTTGAATATCAAAAAACTCTTGGTACATATCATCTGATTTACCCAAAGTCTCCAAAAGTAAAGAATATGCTTCTTGATGTACAGCTTCCATAGAAGCATAACTTACTAGCATCATTCTTATCTCTGGTTGTTTAAATGTTGGTAGATAGTGCTTAGCATATCCACAACATACATCAACATCTGCTTGAGTGAAAAACTTAAATATGTTGTCAAGGAGTAATCTGTTGTCAGGAGATAACTTCTCCTTATAATCTTTTATGTCGTCTTGTAATGGCACTTCATCAGGTAGCCAATGCATCTGTTGTTGTCTTTTATAAAACTCAAATGCCCAAGGGTACATAAAAGGTTTGTAATATTCTCTTTCTTCTAATAACATTACTATCCCTCACAGCTTAGACAATCTTCTTGTTCAAAGATTATCTCTCTTTTTATTTGATTAGAAACATTATCTGCTCTCGAAATGGCTTCACTTCGTAAGTAGTATAATGTTTTCATGTTTTTTGCCCATGCTAACATATGGATATTATGTAAATCTCCTTTATTAACATCAGGCGGAAAAAATAAGTTTACACTTTGTGATTGACAAATATATTGTTGTCTCACAGCTGCATGCTCAACAACCCAAGACTGATTTATTTCTACAGCAGTCTTAAATACTTCTTTTAAATCTTCCGATAAAAAGTCAAGGTGTTGTACACTTCCTTTATTTGCAACTATACTTCTCCAAGTCGCATCGTCATTCTTTCCTAGTTTTTCTAGTTCTTCTTCTAAGAATTTATTTTTGTGTAAATGCGACCCAGACTTAGTTTTCTGTGTGTATGCATTTGCACGAAAAGGTTCGATACTTGGACTCGTATTTCCACAAAGAATAGAACTACTTGCATTAGGGGCTATAGCTAACAGATGTGCATTTCGTACTGTACAAGTATCATCATCTGGGCAGGCTCCTCTTTCTACTGCAAGTTTTAAAGTTTCTTCTTGAGCTTGAGATTTTATGTGAGAAAATATCTCTGTATTAAGACCAGAAGCAAAGAGCCCTTCAAAAGGTACTTTGTTTTTCTGTAAATACGCATGAAATCCCATTGCGCCTAATCCGATACTTCTCTCCCTAAACGCACTATATTTAGCTCGTTCTAAAGAATCGGGCGCATTTTCTATAAAGTATGTTAGAACATTATCTAACATTCTTACTAAATCTGGAATAAACGCTGGAACTTTTTTCCACTCGTCATAATACTCCAAATTTACACTTGAAAGACAACATACTGCTGTTCTTTCCTCATTTGTAGCAAGTGTGATTTCAGAACATAAGTTAGAGTGATTTACCCTCAATCCTTTTCGTTTCTGAAAGTTAGGTAAGTCTGCTTGAACGGCATCTTCAAACATGAGATAAGGCTCTCCTGTTTCCATTCTGTTCTGCAATAATTTTACCCATAGTGTTCTTGCCGACACTACTTTTTTGACTTCGCCTGAGTGTGGGTCAATAAGTTCCCAGCTGTCATCAAAGCCTTCTGTTTTTGTAGCCATGTGTATGATTTCCATGAACTTGTCTGGAATTACTACTCCATGATGTAAGTTTAGACACTTACGATTGGTGTCTCCACCAGTAGGTTTTCTTATATCAAGAAATTCCTCAATCTCGGGGTGACTCATATGTAAGTATGAAGCATAACTGCCTCGTCTTGTAATACCTTGTGAGAAAGCAAGCATTTCTGCATCAACTACTTTCATAAATGGTATCACACCTGTACTTTCTGAGCCTTTTGATGTTCTCGTACCTTGTGCACGAACTTCACTCCAGCTTCCGCCTATACCTCCACCAAAAGATGAAAGATAAGCATTTTCTGTGTAATGTTCAGTAATACCTTCTCTACTATCATCAACATAGTTCAAGAAGCACGAAATCGGTAGACCCCGCTCAGTCCCTCCATTAGATAGTAGTGGAGTTGCGAACATAAACCAATGCTTACTTACATAATCATATAGTCTTTGTGCATGGTCATCATCATCAGAGAATACCTTTGCTGCTCGAGCAAAAGCCTGCTGAGGACTTGTTTCATCTGCCACCATATATCTATCTTCTAGGGTCATCATACCAAACTCGTCAAAGAGTTTGTCTCTACTGTAATCAATCTTTATCGTCATTTAATACCCTCGCTAATTCTAAGTCTACTACTTGTGTATTTTTCTCTCCAAGAGCATCATCACAGTAAGTTATTAAATCCATTAATTCAACATTTACTAATAACTGCTCTCCCATTTCATTTACAGACTGTATATATTTATACTTGCCTTCAAGTGGCAAGGAATCGTATATATCAAAGACTGTGCCATATTGTTCCATAAGAGTTACAGCTCTTTTTGGTCCAACACCTTGAACACCAGGAACGTTATCTCCTTTATCTCCCACTAGACATTTATAAGTAATATAGTCTTCCATAGGGAAATCATAGTGTTCGTCCCAATTATCTACTGTAGTTTCTTTACGAGTAACAGTAGAGAATCGAGAAGTATTCTCGTCAATCAATAAATCCCAATCTCTATCAGAAGATATTAGCCAACATTGGTCATAACCAAATTTTGCTCTATACTTTACAATATAAGCAGCAATATCATCTGCTTCTACTCCTCTGAAGTTAAATACAGGATAGTCTTTCTTTTTGAGTGCTGTGAGTGTATTATTAAATTCTGCAAGAAACATCTCGAATTCTTTTTGTTCGAGTTCACTCTGTTCTGCATATTTTTCTTTTCTGTTTGCCTTGTATTCAGGATATATGTCTTTCCTGAACTTACTTCCGCCATCAGCAAGAACTACTATTGTTCCTGCATTGTAAGATTTTGCTAGAGATTCTACTGTTCGTATATAATCATACTTAAAGTCTAATCTTCCTTGATGTTTCCAGCGAAATGCTATGTTTAATCCATCAACTATCAGCAAGTTCCCAGTCGGAGCTCGGTTCCCAAGGTCTGAGAATGTAATCGCCATTTGTCCAGTTTACCTCTTCTTTTTCTAGCCAATCGTCTAGTAGTAATACATATGCGCCAAGCCATGCTATGTGCATATATCGTTTGTAGTTTTCGGGTTGTCTTACTGTGGCAACATACCACTTCCCATAGTTTTCTTTAAATATAAGAAGCGGTTCTTGTTTCATATCTTGGGCTTGCCTAACTACTTTACTCCACCACTTGTAAAAGTTATTTGTTTTAGATGTAAATATCTTAGAGTTAAATTCAGTATCTCTATAAAATTTTACTTCTACACAAAAGAGATTATGTTTTCCATGAACTCGTAAATCTCCTTTAACTTTTCCACTTCCAGAGCCAGGAGTTTGTTCCCAATGTAATCCTGTTTCTCTACTTAATATTTCTATTATTTGCCTTTCAGCTCGTATTCCTTTTTGTCTACTACTAACCATCTAGCCTACTTATTTCATTTTCTTTAATCACTTCTATCTTTGATAAAAGTGGGTGTGTCCAGCCATGAGATACTATATATGTATTAAGATTTTCTTCTCCTAATAGTATCTCGACCATCTTTTCTTTTCCAACTTCATCGAGTACATTTGTAACCTCATCAAGAAATAATACATTTATTCTTGACTTGGAAATACTACTCATAAGTTTTCTAATCGCTAAAAGAGTAGAAGTATTTACTCTCGCTAGTTCTCCAGCGCTCAGAGCCAATATCTCTACTGCTTTGCCATTATCGTCTATCTCTACATTTAACTTATCGTTGAGTACAACAAATTGTAAGTTAAATCTTCCGTCTGATAATTCTGCTAAGTACTCATTTGTGAGTTCTTCTAAATCTTTTACTAAGTTCTCTATTTTATATGCTAGTAATCCATTTGTACTAAATGCTTTTTTAAGTATATCAATACTTCCTAACATATCTTTTACTTCTTCTAATTTATTTTCGTGAGTCTTTAGTTCTTCTTTAAATTCTCCAATCTGTTCTTGTATAACTTGGAGTCGAGTATTATGCCTTTCTCTACTTTCATTTTCATTTATTATATACTCTAACTCTTTTTGTTCGTTATCAATCTTTTCTGCTAACATTTCTATTTTTCTTTGTAGCTCGTCTGCGTCTTTTATTTCGGCAGGTAAAGTTTGGTCAATACTATTAAATAATTCTTTCCATCTTCTTTCTTCTTTTTGCTTTTCGTCTATCTGCTCATTAACTTTCTTTTTGTGTCTAATAGTATCTTGTATTTTCTTAATATAGTTAAATGCTTGATTGTGCTTTTCTTCTTCTCTTTGATATATTTCATCAAGTAAATCTTGGTCTACTTCTTGTCCACAGGTTGGACAGATATCCTCACTTGTTCCTTCAAAGACTTCACTATTATAAACCGACTGCCACTTTCCTAATTCTTCCAAATCTTTGTCATAGTTTTGTCGAGATTCTAGTAAGTGATTTCCCTCATTTTTATATTTACTTAAATCTATCGTAGCCAGCTCAGTTTTATAAAAATTATTTTGATTTATTTTTCGGTTAATTTCAGAGATATTTTTAAATTCTAATTGTAGAGAACTTAATTGTTCTAAGTCATTTTCCGAGATTTTTGGTAAATCTAATTTGGGTAGTATAGTAGGTGCTTCCAAATTGTTGTCATCTAACCACTTAATGATTGTGTCAAGTTTCCCTTGTATGTGAGAAACCTCTCCAGATAAAACTCGTGACTTTTCTTTAAAAATTTCAAAGTAATCTACATATTTTTCTAATTGCAACAAATCTATCAAAAACTTCTTTCTATTAGTATCTGTAGCAGTTAAAAACTGTAAGCTGGTATTAGTATTTTGATATACTATCTGAGTAAAAGTTTTGAAATCTAATCCTAATACTTCTTCTACTGTTTTGTAAGTATTTGTAGCAGTATGACTAGAAATATCCTCGTCATTCTTAAATAATTTACATTTTATAGAAGCTCTACGACTAACTTCAATTTTATACTCGTCTCCATTTACATTAAATTCTAAAGATATATCATAACCTTTATTAAAAATTCTATTTGCTATATCTGCTTTTTTAATTCCTTTTGAGTTCTTATTAAATAATACTTCTTCTAGTATCAATGGTATCGAAGACTTTCCTGCTCCATTTGTACCTACAAGCTGAGTTACTGTACTATCATTTAAGTCTAGTATGTTATCTTCGCCATAACTAAAACAATTATTCCACTTCAACTTCTTTAGCGTAATCACTAAACACTCCTAATATTTTTTTGGTTTTACTATCGTCTAATTCTAAAATATAACTCAGATACTCATTTAATTCTTCTTCTATTGTCATTTCTCTATCTAACATCAGAGTAGCTTCTGTTTTTCTTTTTAATACTTTCTTATCGAGTAATTCTGAGTTTTCTACTCCTGTTAGGTCTGCCACATCTCCTTCTATTTCATAGATTGTATGATGAAAGTCTGTTTGTACCATTTCATCAGGACTTGATACTGTTTTTCTTAATAGCTGTGGCAAATCAAATGCATGCCAAGTCCAACTCCAATCTGTATCTATTACTATATATCCTGTTTGTACTTCGTTCCTATGAAAACTTGTAGTCATAGGACTGCCAGGATATACTATATTTCTTTGCGTATTGCTGTGTGCGTGTAAGTCTCCTGCAAATACAGTTTTAAACTTACTAAATCTTTCTAAGTCTACTTCAGGTACAACATGGGGTGGTATTTCTCCTCTCACATGAGTAAATAAGTAATCTGTTCTAACATTTTCTATGCTTCCTTTTTTATGTAAGTCAGCATATGGTAATATTGAATAACCATCTGGGTGCTCATAAAATTCATCAATTATAATTACTTCTGGATTTATTTCAGTCGTAACTCTTTTCAGATTGGTAAAGAATGTAGTATTCTTTTTAGTAGCCTCATGGTTACCATCAAAAATTATAGTAGGAATACTACATTGCTTTACAAAGTCAAAGTATAGAGTCAGCTCGTCCATCGAGGGAACTCGGTCAAACAAGTCCCCTCCAATGATATGTAATTTACAATCGTGCTGTTCTATAGCTTCTTCTACCTGCTGAAAGAATAACTTGTATCGAGTACAAGCCCACGGTACTGGGACATTCTTTTGTCCAAGTTTTATATGCCAATCAGCGGTAAATAAAATCATGCTACGAACTCGTCTCCTGCAGTCCACGAACAACCAGTTAATCCACCTGCTCGTAGTGCGTGTAAAGTTCTAATGATTTCATCGATATCTCTTCCTGTGTCAAGTGCATTAGCTGAAACATGTTGAATAATACCTTCTGGGTCTACTATGTAAGTAGCTCTATAAGGTACATTTTCTTCACTTACTATTTCTAAATGTTCTGCTAACACATTTCCTGAGTCTGCAAGTAATGGAAAAGAAACATCTTCTAGTAATGGATTATTTTCTAACCATTCAAGATGACAATATTCATTATCTGGACTAATACCATATACACTACAGTCCTCTTGTTCTGCAACTTTTTCAAATGCTACGATTTCTGTAGGACAGATAAATGTAAAGTCTTTTGGATAAAAGAAAATTACTTTCCAATCTCCTTGAACATCATCAGTATAAACTTGTTTTATAACTTTATCAGGATTAATGCCTACTACACCGTTAAGGGTGGTATGAGGAAATTCTTCTCCAACTCCTATCATTAGACATCAAACTCCTCGACAGATTTTTCATCTGCGTTGTCAGAAGAACCAGCTCTAAGTCTATCAAGAAGCTCTTTTTGAGCATCAGGAGTAGGTCTAGGTAATACTTCGTCCATTGATTTCAATTCTGCAACTAGTTCCATTTCGTTTTCATCTAGTGCTCTAGGTTTGCATTTTAATGCTTGAAGTTGGTACTCTACATTGTACGCCATAGGTCCAGTCTTTACTCTTTTGAAGTGGACGTCCCAACCAGTTTCTAAATCTGTAGGGTCACCTAAATCTTCTGCAGCAACTTTAATTTGCTCCATTAGTTTCTTCTTGAGGTTTAAGACTTTTACTTTGCCGTCATGTATGCATTGGATTGCATAAGACCAACCACATTTTAATTCGGGGTGGTATTCTCTAACCCAGTCTTTTTCCATGTTATTGAATACTTCCTTCTCTCTATCAAATGATAGACATTCGAAAGGTAAGTTCTTACCGTTCTCACCTTTTAACCAGTAAACGTATCTTGCACAGATATCGCCTACCATTCTAACTTTATTGTCGCCTTCGACATATTGATAACTGTCAATCTTAGATTTAACAGCTTCACCTTTTGATTCATTAAATTTTAGTGCCATTCTAATTCCTTTAGGCTTGTGATTTCTTCAAATTTAAAATGTATTCTATCATTCTCAATCCAAAGTAATCTGTTGTTATTTATAATATCTTGCTTACCATTATAGTGCAGCAAGTCCAATGTGGTATCTTTAGTTGAATTGTACGCAAATAGACTGCGCAGCGATGCGATACCTGCATACTGCGCAATCTCGGTGTCTGAATACAATCTTCGTTGAATAAACAAGGGTTCAGGATTCACTAGGAAACTATTCCCATGAAAACTTTTTTGCCAATACTTGTATATTCTGTCTTTTCTATTAACTGGGGGTAGTTTATAAGTCAGAATATGAAGGATAGTAAGTATGTCTGATACTTTACTATTTGCCTCTTTCTTAATTTTTTTCCAATTATAGAGTATCATTATATCAAAAAATATACCGTTTGTCAAGAACTATTTTTCCAATGTTATAAAGCTTTGACATCATAACCTTGTTTTATATAGTAACCCATTCGTGCACCAGCCTGCCGTCTTGCTGTACGACCGACTAAGTGAATATCAACGATGATTGGTTGCTGTTTTCCTTCATATATTCGGATTATACGACCTATCAACTGTGTTAATAAAGGTTCATTGTTTACGGGTGTTGCCAAAATAAGACAACTTAGACAGTCTAAACTAATTCCTTCACTAAATATAGACTGTGTTCCAAACAATATATCTTTTTCTCCGAATATTTGTTTTAGCATAGGAGGGCGCTCTTCGTGAGGAATCTTTCCTGTTACGCAGATTGCGTTATCTCCTACAAGTTTCGTACAATTTTGTAAAAAATCGACTCGGTCGCTTACAACCAGTACCTTGTGTCCTCTTGCCGCATAGTTTGCTGCAAGAAGCGCAACTTGATTTTGGTACTCAAAGTTGTACGCAATAGCGTTGATTCGATTTGCCCATGGGGTATGCGCCCCATCAGGAAACCTTATACCTGACGGTACGACGTCAACTCGTGGCACAAGATAGTTTTCCTTTGGTGGTTTAAACACCGTGTTAGAGAAATAGTCTCGAAATATAACATGTTTGCCATCTTTTCGTTCCATCGTTCCTGTCAATCCAATCTTATATCGTGCGTGACTCGCATCGATAATTCGTGTAAATGTCGGTGATGAAACGTGATGCATTTCGTCAAGAATGATAGTCCCGAAACTCTTTTGAATATCGGGTATTCTTCTGTACAAAGTTTGTATATTCCCTACCACGAATGGAGCATCTATTTCAAATCTTCCACTACCTAGCACACCCGCTGTAACCCCGAGTGATTTTTGTACTTCTTTTTCCCATTGACTACGAAGTTGTAGAGTGTGTGTTACTATGAGTGTTTTCTGTTTAAGCTTATTTGCAATAGCTAAAGCCGTTACAGTCTTTCCCCAACTGACCCAAGCATTAATTATACTACTGTCATAGAGGTCGTCATAGACCGCTTGTTGGGAAGGTCGTAACTCATACGCAAAGTCGAAGTGTGGAATCTCAATGCAAGTTCTCTTATCAACTATTTCGTAATCTGATGGTATTAAATCCGTCCTTCCGATAGGTAATGAGACTAACCCTTTACGAATTACTCCCATATTCTTTATAACGAAAGGCGGGTCTTGTGGATTTCTTGGAGGTATAGTATAAGTAAGTTCTTCGTCAATCTTTGATTGCAAAGCTGAGTCTACATTCATGTAAATTCTGTTACTCAGTACTGCCTTCATAATCTACTGTCCAATTTTTTATTTCGTATTTCCAAGGATTTATATTAATACTAGTCCTTTTCCCACGAAAAGGCTCTACACCATGATATAAACCAGGTGAAAAAATTACTAATCTATTAAATTTAGGTTGGATTGTAACTCCATCTTCAAAAAGTAATTTTCCTCCTTTAATATCATTACTCACATTAGCATAAAATACTGTGGAGCAAAGAGGAAAGTTTAATTTTCCCTCTGCAAATAAAGGCTCATCTTTATCATAGTGCATGCCGCCTGGTATTGTATTTTCATGTGTCCATGCTTCATAGTATTTCATTTCTGATAAATCAAAATAATTATTAGCCTTATCCAGTATAGTTTTCACTAATTCTGGCGCTTCTTTCATACTTCTAAACTCCTGTATAAAAGCAGGTATCATTAAAGTATCATCTAAAAAATTATCTACTATTACTATCATATTATATGAAAAATATTATGTAAGTTGCGAATATATAACTTATCGTTACTAGCCCCCATTTTACTATATTTTTCTCCATGTCTTTTTCCTTAGTTCGTTACTAAACTCATAGATAAATGCAGGTTGATTTTGTAGGTATAAGACTCCCGCATACTTTGCAGTCACTGGTCTTACTTCTTCAAAGGGCGAAGGTATATCCTTTACCCAAACAAGAGTACATACATCTTTCTTCTGTATTTTTTCTATTCGTTTATAAATTATGTTTGCCTTTGTTGTTTTGTTGTAGACAAAATACTTGCCTTTGGTATCAACATAAAATTTACCTCTGTGCTTGACGAGACTGCGAAAATCCCTAAGCATATACTTAAGAGGATATAAACTCTTAAACGGTGACTGTATTCTTCTAATTCCAATCGTTTCTCCTTTCATGTTATAGTCATCTACTACACCCATAGTTCCATCTGCTTGAGTGCACCAAAGTATGTTGTCTTGTTTTTCAGCTTCTCCAGATAAGACAAAAACTGGAAAAGTTATATCTTTTAAATTCATTCAAATATTGCCATTACTGTAAGAGGAATTGAACCCATAAAGATTGTAGTAAGAGCTGGAACTATCCACATCATCATGGGATATTTTGTAATCCAGTCATAATCTTTATTATTCATTCCTTTCTTCTTTTCTTGCTCAGTATACTCAGGATATCTTATACTTAATAGATACCTTCTCACATGAGCAGGCGTATTTGGGTCATTTATTCTCTCAATCTGACTTCTTGTCATTTGTTCTAGGGGGAGATTGTCTTGTTTCATTGCAAAGTATCAATGTATGCTTGTAGATTCTCCATATCTTCTGTTGATAAATTTGCTGATTGTCCCCACATAAGTGCAGACTGAGCTCCTCTAGTTTCCCCATTTTTATACTGGGTTAGCATTTTCACTATGGAAGTGCTTCCTACCAGTTTTGGACCTATGCCACCTTCTCCTTTCATTCCATGACACATATTACAATTAATATATATCTTACCGCCTTTATCGGCAGGAGTTTCAGACTGCATAGCAACCTTTTTTGCTTCTAGCTGTTCGCTGAATGTTCCATACTTTGCAGTATATTCTTCATAACATTCGCCCCAGCAACCATGATTATCTGTATAGCCTTTCACTTCTGCATTAGTAACGGTAGCGTATAAAATACCTCCTAATCCTAATACTCCGACAGCTGTGGCTATCAATGCTTCTTTCATGTGTTATCTCCTTCTATGTATTTGACTGTACCTTGTATGTCAAATACTCTGCTTTGTTTGTTTTTATCTTTCATCAATTCTGATAATTTGTAAGTCTTTATTCTTTTATCTTGAAGTGAAAGTATGGAACATGCTATTGCTACAAAACTAACAATACATGTCATTAACAGATAACCAAGATATCCTTCAATACCTAAATATTCCATTACATCTCTCCATACTTACTTTCAAATTTACCAAATGAATAGTCATCTCCAATATCAAAATCACAACCAATAGGTGTGCCTGGAATTGATAAACCTCTATCTTTTTGCACATTTCTTCTAACAACTTCGCAGTACTCCTCTACTTCTTCTTCATCTACTTCAGCTAAAATAGAGTCGTGTACAAGAGCAAATATTTGAGCTCTCATACCTCGTTCTTTAACTTCTTTGTGTGAGTCTATGGCTCCAAGTAAATTTACATCAGATGCGATAGATTGTACTAAAAAGTTAATACCACTACGAACTTCATGTGCTGCAATACCTTTGTCTTCACTAAAAACATTAGGTAATCTTCTTTTTCTTCCGAAATAAGAATATATAAATCCATTGTCTTGAATAAACTGTTTGGATTTATCTAACCAAGATTTTAGTCCATGAAACTGTGCAAAGTAATCATCAATGACTTCTTTTGCTTCAGTTGTACTAAAATACTTGCCTGAGTCTTTTGATACTTGTTCACTAATCTTTTTCGGACCAGCTCCATACATAATACCAAAAGTTACTGCCTTAGCCATTTGTCTTTCAGTAGAGTAGTGTTCAGTTACTTCTTCTACTGTGCCAGGCAAATTAAATACTAATTTAGCAATTTGACTATGAAAGTTTCCTCCATCTTGAAAGACTTTCATTAATGCTTTATCATTGGCTAACACAGCCGCACAATATACTTCTGCTGTAGTTAAATCCATTGCAACAATCTTATTGCCTTCTTTTGCTTTGATACACCCTTTTACTATTGGATTATCTCTAGGAATTTGTTGCATATTCATTTTTCCACTAGATGATAACCTACCAGAAGTTGTGCCATGTAAATTAAAATTAGTTCTTAGTCTACTATCTCTATCTAACTGAGGATATATCTTATCTAAATATGTAGATTTAATTTTTACTTTCTGTCTTATATCTAATACTAATTTAGGTATTTCATGTACTTCTGCTAGTTTTCCTAATACTTCTGCATCTGTGCTGTTGGCACCTGTACCAGTCTTTTTACCAGTAGGTGTTAATTGTAAAAAATCAAATAGTAATCCACGAAGTTGTACTGTACTATTTGGGTTGAAGTCTTTTCCTTGCGCATCTTCAAACATCTTTACAGCTGGATATGTATATAATTTTTCAACTGCTTCATCAATTTCTTTTTGCATAAGTGCTGTAGACTTCATAAGTCTGTCCTTGTTAAAAGGAACACCATAATCTTGTGCATCAATCAAAAATCTACAGCCTTCAATTAGTATATCCCTATACACGCTGTACATTTTTTCATTCTTTACTAATGCTGCCTCAAACTTTTGAAACAACAAGAAAGTACACACCGCATCCATTGCAGCATAGTCTTTCATTATGTCAAACGGAATCATATCCCAAGAGAAACTATCTTTTAGAATACCTGTTCTCTTTCTATAATCTTCAATCCATTGATACATAGGTTTTTCATAGTCACCATATGGTGTATGTTTCAAAGTTAGTTGTTTTAGTCCATGTGTGCCAGGCTGTTCATCTAACATATAATGCATAAGCATGGTATCTTCAAATCTTGGAAACTTAAATCCAAAGTGATACTCAAAAAATGCAATATCAAACTTAGCATTATGAAATACTACTCGTTTCTTATCAAAAATTAATTGTAATAATTCTTCTGCTTTTTCATCTATACAATTACAGTCTATGTATGCGCCATGCTCTGGCTCATAAGACATACTAATACCTAGCATATGCCCATCTCGTGGATATAATGCACTTGTTTCCGAATCCAGAGCAACAAAATCATTTTCATGTTCTAAGGCTTTAGTTAAGAATACATATAAGTCTGCACTCTCTGTTATGCCATAGATATTTTCTAACTTTTCTTGTTTCATTTCGCCATTGAGATACTTAAATACATTATCTCTTGACTCTTCCCAAGTCTTTTTTGCCTCTGGTTTGAAAGCTAACATCGCAGGATTAATTACTGGTAGAAACTTGTCATCTACTATTCTACCACTATATTCTGTTATGGAGCCTTCCTTAGTATAAAATTTTAGTGGCTCGGAACCAACTAAAATTACCCAGTCATAATCATCTGGGTTAAATTCAATATCAACATCTCGTTTTAATACTCTTTTTACAGAAGGATTAGAACAGAGTTGAAACTGGTCAAATTCAAACGAGTTTTCAAACAAATCCACATAGTCATTTCTACTTGGTTTTGTTTCTACTATCGCTATTGCTTGACCTTGTAATACTTCAGCCATATAACCTCTCTTTTAGTTTTTTTATGTTTTCATGTGTCAATGCTCCCGCATCGCCTAATTCTTTTCTTATTTTTATCCCATAATATAGTAATCCTACTTTTTCACATAGTTCTATTACTCTATTCTGAGCATCGAGTCCTGCATCATCTGGGTCAAAAAATATATCTACTTGAGTTACACCTTGCATTTTTAATAATGTAAGTTTTTCTTCATTAATATTTCTTGTACCAAAACAGCATACAGCATTTCGTAATCCTTTATCATATAGATTTATAGCATCATATATGCCTTCTACTAGGATAACTCGTCCTTTAATTGGACTAACTTTTGATGGATACAAAGGAAGTACTGCGCCAGGAGGCTCAAACAAATACTTTGGTATTTGAGTTGGAGATTGTGCACGGTTGTTAAATGCAACAATCTTTCCTCTAATATCCCTAATCGGAAAACAATATCTGCCCTCAAAGTGTGAGTGTCCTGATAAGAAACACTCGAAGTGTTTGAAGGTTTCTTCCGATATATTTCTATGGCTTCCAATATACATCATGCTGTCAGTAGGAAACTGTAAGCCAATAGAGTCAGACCGCTTTTCTTGTAATTTTCTCCTAAATTTTTCTCGTTTAATATCGAGTGGATTTGAAGGGGCGTCAAAGTGTTTAAATAAATTTCCTTTAAAACCACAAGAAAAACAGTTGTATATTCCAGTAACCCTATCTATTCTCATACTAGGATTATTATCGTCATGCTCTGGGTTTAGACACTTAACTATAAAATCTCTTGGAGATTGTTTATAAGGTATCTTCTGTTCTTTTAATAAATCTTCAACTAGCATAAAAGTGTTTGTACTCCTCAATCATTTCTTCAATATCTTCTTCTGTAAACTCTCTATCTAACCATGACTTATCTATGGCTCCAACTTCCATATTGAAAGCCTTTCCATTTGTGCTAGAGTCATCATAGTTGGCTTCAAGTATTTCTCCCTTATAGATTACATCTTCTATAAATTCTCCAAAATAAGTTTCTATAGTAGTTACGAATACTTCTTTTTCATCAAAGTTATCATCTTCAATTTCCCAAAATTGAAAACCACCTTTTTCTTCTGAAATACAAGCAAGAACTAAATGCTCTGGTCTTTTCCATTCCGTTTTATCTATATGACTGTGTTCTAGCATTGTTCCTTGTTCTCTACTACCAATTATTTGTATCGGTATCTCTTGTTCTTCGTCATCTATCTCTGCATATATTTCTTCTGCAAAACAGCCGTAGATATGTACTATATCATCAACTTCAAACCATTCAATTTCTTCTTCTTGTAAGGTTTCATACATATCATCAGATACTTTTAATTTATCATATAGTTCTTTTTCAATAGAGCCCATAGTGAACTCTCCACCCCAATGATATCCTGTTATTTTAATCTTCTGTGTCATTTTCTTCTGTAGAAAAAGGTTTTACATTCCAACCTTCTAATCTATCTCCTAATTCTTCGTACCAAATCATATCATTACCTTCATCATCAGTATCATAAGGGTAATATAAGCTTTTAAATACTAATTCTAACATTTGAAAGTAAATAGCAACAAGCTGGTCTTGATGCCATAAATGTAGAGGCTCCCAAGGATGCTCAAGTAATTTATATACTGTAACTAGTGCGTCCCAAGAAGGATTTTCTTCTCGTATTGCATGGGCTACTCTTAATCTTTGTGAGCCTGCAATACACCAATAATTATTCATACAAAGAAAAGGGTTTTTAAACCCTTCTCTTTCTACACTTGCAAGAAGTGGTGTATTTACAGGAACTCTGTTTGTAAGCTCTAACTGATTGATTTCTTTATTTAATAGTTCACTAGCTGTCATGTTTTCAACAGTAAATTTAGGAAACCATATGCTGCGAGCTTCTCTTGGGTCGATTCTATCGTGTGCCATTATCTAATCCAGCACTTGTAATGAATCTTTCTGTCTGTTTCTGGGTCTTGTTCTTGACACCATCTACATTCATCAATATTTCCCTGCTCTTTTTCTTTTTTAAGTTCATTGAATTTCATCTTCTACTCCCATAGCTTGTGCACATATTTGTTCGTAAATGGGTCTAAAATCATCTATCGTTAGAGGGGTAATCATATTCTCATTACATACTTTGAAATATGTTTTCCAAGCTGTTTCTAATTGTTTTTCTGTATACCATATCATAAGTCGTCTACTGCCTCTCCAGTTTTCATTGACTTTTCTACTGCTTCTCTTTCTTTAGGACTAAGTGCAGAGTGCGGACCAATCTTCAAAGTTTCCCAATCAACTTCAGACGAGAAACTAGACATTACATTACTTCGCATTTTAACACAATTAAATGTCATACATCTATCTTCTTGTTCCCATGTTTCTAATGAGTAAGCTGCATCGGCTGCATCTAATATTCCTTTTGCAAATCTTGCTTCCCCACTCGCATCAGTTTGGTAAGGCGCAAAGACTAATGTTTCATAGTCTTGAGCAAATATTTTCAATCGTTTACTAACTTCTATTTGCTCTGTCCAATCATACTGTCCCGAGCGACTTGGCACATTGTGTCGGCGGACTTGGTTGAGATAATCTACTACGATTATTCCAACATCGAGAGACTTCACTTTTTTATCAAGTTCAGACTGCATTCTCGATAAACTAAGTGCTGGGTCATAAACTACATCTATCTGCCTTTCTTCATCTAGTTTGAGTTTTGAGAGAGAAGTGTGAAATTTTTCAAAGTCTCTATCTCGTTCAAATTCATGGAGGGCTTGGTCGCTTTCTTGAAAACGACCTGCCCACCAACCTCCAACTAGATTCCATTCTTCACTAGAAAGATTTTTACTGCGTAATCTCTTAAGAGGTACACCAGTTGAGATAGAACAAACTCTTTGAAGAATTTGTCTACTATCCATCTCAATAGTAAAGTAAATAGCAGAACGACCTGAGTCATAAACTGTACTTGCTAAATTACAACAAGTCACAGACTTACCAGCACCTCGTCTGCCTCCCACAAGCACCAAGTCTTTGGGAGAGAATTGTATTTGTGAATCATATTCACTATTTAATCCTAAAGGTAAATACCTAGAGAGTTCAGTATCATCTTCAAAAAGATTGATAGCCTGCATACTTTCTTCAGGTGGCTTAACATCTACTTTATCACTTACCTTTAGAACTATTTCTTGTAGTCCTTCTATACTTTCTTCTGCTGTTGCAATAGCTACTGTACTATCAACAAATTCATCTAATTCGTTTAGTATTTCACTTTGGGTAAATTCATTCTTGAGATAATCTAATAACAGGTCAGCAGAAACATCTACTTCGACTAATTCCATAGCGACTACTTTTTCTTGTAGACTTCTATCTCTTAATCCTGTTTTAAATTCTTCCAGACTAGGAAGTTCTTGATATGTGTCAATATGTTTGCTTAGGGCACGATAAATCCCTTGATACTCGCTCGGAAGATAAATATCTTTGAGCCCTGACCAAGTGTCAAAGTCGTTTTCAACAATAATTTGTTTTAGTAAAGCACTAGCAATATTCACTTATCTCTCCCAAGAATAAGTAAGGGAGCGAACTCCCTTACTTAAACATTGCTAATTAACCGATTTCTTTTTTAGCAGCTCCATTGTAATTAGCACATTGAAGACCTCTTCTGGTCAACATTGTTTTCACGCCTCTTACAGTCTTGCCAATTTCGTCAGCTATTTCTTCAACAGTCATACCTGCAATATCAAGGTCAGCCAAGACATCAGCTTTGCTAGAACCTTTAGTTTCTTTTTGCTTTGGTATTCCGTCAATGTCTCCACTTCTAAGTAAAGATAACGCTTTTCCTCTGATAGAATTTACAGATTTGCCTAAAGCGTCTGCAATTTCTTCAACAAAGGAACCATCGTTAACCATAGAAACAAAAGTCTCTTCCTCTTCAGGAGTGTAAGTTCTTACTGTTTCTTGCTTAGGAGCAGGTTTTACATGACCAGTAAGTTCCATAGATAGAATCTTACCTTGAATTGATTTTGCTGAAAATGCTCCGCCTTCAAAGTTAGAAGCAATTTCTGCATAAGTGTAACTTCCAGAATTGTCAGTTACAAAGTTTCTTAGAGTATCTTCTTGCTCTTGGCTAAAAGATTTACTCGCAGATGCTGAAGCTAATTCAACATCATATCCCATTTTTCTCAATTTAGAAGAAACACTTCTTGTAGAAGTTTCTAATTGCTCAGCTGCTTCAGCAACTGTAGCTTGAG